AACCAGAAGCGGCAAATTCATGCCGGTCGAAGCAGATCCGGTCAAGGTATTGGTGCATGGTTCTGACGGGTATGTTCTCAAGTCCGGATACAGGCCGCACTGGGAGAGCTGTCCGGGAGCGGATGAGGCGAGAAGGAAGTGACACTACAAAAAGTGTACCCGTTTCTGAAGGATGAAGAGTTTCTCTCTGTCGTCACCATTCTCCACTCGGTCTGGAAGAAGGATGAGTGGGAGGAGGCGAACCAGATTGTTCTCCATAAAAGCTCCGGGACAAAAAAAGTGGCTCATATTGAAATCTGCTCAAAGAAGAGTAAGCGGTTTAAGGTTCCGGCATGAGGTATTTCTTGCCATTTCCGTATTAAAATAAGATAATCAAGCAATGCTGAGCCAAAAAGCTAAAGACATGATGGAGTCCAATAAAAAACGCCTAGAAAGGTTCATGCAAAGGATGGCCGAAGAACGCGGTCGAAAAATCAGCAACATCAAATGGGATACAAAAAATCTTGAAGAAAATCGCAGGAAATGCACCGGCGAAGTGAAATTTGATGTGGATGGAAAATCAAAAGTAATCGAATTTCCCCACTTCGGATGGGAAATCAGGGTTCCAGATATAGACCAGACAATTGATGAATTTGAAGACGATGCGCTTAAGCTGGTAGAGGACAAACTTCTAGATGAAAATGTCGCAATACGGATGATTCGTAATTGCAGAAACATAGAAGCCGCGATCGCTGGCCGGAAGATTGGATTCTTAAAATAAATCTGAAACTGTCATACCATTTCAGGTATCTTAATTAGCAGAGGTCAGCATATGACCCAATGCCGAAGGTAAGGTCGCTGTCACCTCGTTGTTTAAGACCGACCCACTGCGACGCCATGGTCAGTCACCTGACTGTGGCGTTTTGTCTTTAAGCTCCACAGTCAAGTAAACAAAGCGAGCTTTATCGGAGCCGAACAAGCACTCTCCGAAAGTTCTCGCATTGGTCCAGAAAGAAGGTGTTTATGGCCGGGATCATAATCCATCAGCGCCTATTGATTTCTGAAGAAGGCGGGATCTTCTGTCCAGTTTGCGATCATCAGTTCCAATCGAATCTAAGAGGATGTAGGTCCGAGACGATACGAAAACACGGGTTGCCTGTATCGAACCTCACTACTTCCCAGATTGAGGCAGACAGAACGGAAAGATCTCAAAAATTCTTGAGAGCCTACAAAGCCAAATACGGGCACCTCGAGGAGGCAGCGTAACGATCGAATTCTTGCAGCAAAGTGAATTCTGCCCCCCGGTTTGCCGGGAGTGGGAGCCCCCGAATTATAGAAATCGGGATGAGATTGGGAGAGTTATGCCTAGATGGAACATGGATGCCCGAAACAAAAAGATAAGGCGGTACTCTCTCCAAAAACACCGCATAACCCATTTCCAAGACGAACAGAAATTCCTTTCCGGAAGAATAAGTAGGGGAATAACAAGGGGCCGAGTTTCCAGCAAGCCACGGGGAGGGTTCTGTGGCAAATATTCGGGTAGCAAGCATATCCGTTGCAGACCGCCTAGAAGACACCTAAGCCGAGCCGAAAAAGAATTCCTTGAATATAAGAGATGGTATCTGACCCGATATGGCTACGAAGGAGAGAAGGCAGCCGAGAGCGTGATGAATAGAAGACCTCAAGCACAAGGAGCCTGATGGGAAGGCTGAAGCCTTGCTTACACCCCGGGTGCCCTGAGATTGTGACCGGTTCTTATTGCAGGAAACATGCGAGCCGGAAGGATAGACAGCGGGGAACGTCCCGGCAGCGGGGATACTCATCGAGGTGGGAGAGAGAACGCGCTGCCTTTCTGAAGACACACCCGCTTTGCGAGTGTGACGACTGCCGACGCCGCCCGGTCCCGAAGATCGCCGACACCGTTGACCACATCATCCCCCACAAGGGCGACCAGCGGCTGATGTGGGACAGATCGAACTGGATGGCGATGAACCGCAGCTGTCACTCGAAGAAGACGGCGACAAAAGACCGGGGAAGCTGGATTCCGAAGCTGAGGCCATAAGGGATAGGGGGGTCGAAAGTACAGGACTGCGGTTCCCTGTACCGGTTCGGGGTAATCTTCGATCCTGTACAGGTTTCAATCGAATTTCCCCAAGAGATTTTTTTCATGCCAGGACCTGCACCGAAACCGGTTGACAAGCGGCAACGGAGGAATAAGCCGGCAAAGGTAGTCCCGATGCCGCCTGTGATCTCCCAAGTAGAAATCCCGCCGGCACCCAAGGGGTTGCTGAAATTGACCTCCGTCCAGTGGGAACGATACTGGAGGTCCGCTGTAGGCCAGGCGGCTGACATTGATACAGACCTGCCGGCGATCACCCGGCTTTTCACCCTGTACGACGAACGCGAGCGGGCATACAGAGCCTTCAGGAAGCAGCGATTCGTGAGCGGTTCCCAAGGGCAGATGGTACTGAATCCGATGGGACGGCATATGAACGTACTGGATGCGGAGATCCGGCAGATGGAAGATCGGCTGGGACTGACACCCAGGTCGCGTTTGCAGCTGGGTATCACTCTCAATGAGGCTCATAGATCGCTCGAGGAACTCAACCGGTCGCTAGACTTCGATGAAGAGGAAGAAGACCCGCGTTAAGAATCCGCCGACGCTCGGGCCCTGGGTATGCAAGTGGATCGAGAGCTTCCTGGTTCATTCCGAAGGCGATTACCTGGGGCGACCGTTCAAGCTGATTGATTTCCATCGACGGTTTATCTGGCGGGCGTATGAACTGAATCCGGATGGAACCCGCCGTTATCACCGGGCCCTGCTGGGGCTTCCCAAGGGAAACGCGAAAACGGAAATCGCCGCCGCCCTGGCCGTCGCGGAACTTGCGGGCCCGGTGGTTTGCGGCGGATGGAAAAACGGAAAGCCGGTTGGAGCTCCGAGACTGTCTCCGAATATCCCGGTTGCAGCTGCTTCGTTCGACCAAGCGAATACTCTTTTTCGGGCCGCCAAGGCAATGATCTCCGGCGGGCCCCTGGAGCCGTACTTCGATTGCTTCGATACACAGATCATACCCAAGACGGGCGCCGGCCTGATGTATCGAATCGCTGCCGAAGCCGGGACAAACGACGGCAAGAAACCCTCGTTTTTCGTCGCCGACGAGCTCCATGAATGGGAAGGACGGAAGGAACGAGTGCACCTGGTGATGTCCAACAACCGGGCGAAACGAACGGATTCCTGGGAGCTGGCAATTTCAACGGCCGGATGGAACATCAATTCTCTTCTGGGCCGGATGTACAAACACGGGAAGCGGGTTAACGAAGGCGAAGAGGAAGACCCGACGTTTCTAATGGTCTGGTCCGAGCCGAGCCGGGACTATGACTTGAGTGATCCGGATGAGCGCCGAGCGGCGGTCCTCGAGACAAATCCGGCCGCCGGAGTTTTCCTTTCGACTGAGCAGATTCTCCAGCGGTACAACGAGATCCCGGAATACGAGTGGCGCCGGTATTACCTCAACCAGTGGACGGATTCCCCGGACCGGTGGCTGCCGCTCGGCGCCTGGGAATCGCTGGCCGCAAAAAAGCAAGTCCCGGAAGGGACAAGAATCGTAATTGGATTCGACGGATCGTATGCCGGGGATTCGACTGCAATTTACGGATGCACGCTGGAGGAGGTGCCTCACCTGTTCGTAATCGGCGCCTGGGAGCGTCCGGAAATGGGAGGTAAGGACTGGCGAGTATCGATAGCCGACGTTGAAAACACCCTGAAACTGGCCTGCATCAAGTGGAAGGTGGAATCGATCGGCTGTGACCCATACCGGTGGCAGCGGACCATTGATGCATTGAAGGAAGAGGGCTTACCGATTATCGACTGGCCATCTCATTCAGCGGCCCGGATGGTGACGGCCTGCGCCCAGTTCTACGATGCCGTGATCGACAAGGAACTGACTCATGACGGGGATCCCCGGACCGATAAGCACATGAGCAACTGCATTGTAAAGATCGACAGCCGGGGACCGCGGATATCGAAAGACCACAAGAACTCGGAGAAGCATATCGACCTTTCGGTCGCCGCGGTAATTGCGAAGGACCTTCACGGGCGTTTTCTGAACTCACGGGCCGTGGAGCCGAAACTGCGGTGGGTCGGATGAAGATCAGATTCAATCTGCCTTCGGGGCTGGACTGGTTTGACGGCCTCGCATTCATCGGACTGGTATTCATGGCGATCTCATTTGGAATGGTCTACCTTCCCGCCGGCATTGGCGTGTTCGGCCTCGTGCTGTTTCTGCTGGGAATTTTTGGAAGACCCGGGGTATCGAAGTAATGGGCATTTTTCAGAGGGCATTCAGAGCCTCAATTGAAAATCCTTCGACTCCTTTGAGCAAGGCAACGGAAATGCTCTTGCGAGCCTGGGGAAGCGATACGTACGCGGGAAAGTCTGTAAGCCCGACCAACTCCATCCGGGTCAATGCAGTTTACTCGTGCGTTTCGATTCTGGCTGACGTTTACGCATCGCGACCGCTGAAAGTTTACGAACACATAGGCGAGAATCGTCGGCCTGCAGTCGACCATCCGGTGTACAGAATCCTGCACGATGAGGCTAACGTCGAAATCACGGCCTTCAAGTTTCATCAGACGATGATGGCCCACTCCCTTCTGTTCGGGAATGCATATGCCGAGATCGAGTACAACAACGCCGGGCAAGTGATCGGCCTGTGGCCCCTCGTTCCCAACCGCGTCGAACCAAAGAGGGTGGGAGCCGAGAAGAAGTTGATCTATCTCATCAGGACCGATGACGGCGAACGGATCCCCCTGGCGCCGAGCCAGGTCATCCATATCCAGGACCTGGGAATCTCCACGCTGCACGGAGAGTCCCGGATTTCCCTAGGCTCCAATTCAATCGGAGTGGCAATGGCGGCCGAAGAATTCGCCGCCAGGTTCTACGGCCAGGGAACGGTCCTCGGAGGTGCCGTACAGACGGACCAGGAGCTGTCGGACGAGGCCTTCAAGCGACTTGAGGTGCAGCTGGAGCAGAAATACAAAGGACTGTCCAATGCTCACCGCATCGCAATACTCGAACAGGGCTTGAAATGGACCCAGATGGGGATTTCACCGGAGCAGGCCCAGTTCATCGAGTCCAGGAAGTTTCAGGTCAACGAGATCTGCCGATTGTTCCGGGTGCCTCCGCATCTGGTTTCCGATGTGGACGGCTCGACAAGCTGGGGAACCGGGATCGGTGAACAGACACTGAACATGGACATCTATGTTCTCGATCCCTGGTTCATTCGTACTCACCAGGAGTACAACCGGAAGCTTTTCGCCTCGGCCTCCGAACGCAGGCGTTATTTCTGCGAGCACGTGCTCGATGCGAAATACCGAGGAGACATCAAGACTCGTTACGAAGCCTACGCTATCGCGAGACAGTGGGGTTGGTACAGCGCCAACGACGTCCGCAAGAAAGAGAATGAAAACTCGATCGGCCCGGCCGGCGACATCTACCTGGTCCCGGTCAATATGGTGAGTGCCGAACAGATGATCAGCGAGACCGAAGACCCGGTGCTGCAGAGGGAACTTCGGCAAATTCGAAGCGAAGTCATTCAAAAGAGAAGCATCCAGACCAGGCTTCGCCTGAGAAAATCTTACAGCCCGGTGATTGAAGATGCGGCGCGGCGAATGATTCGGATCGAAGTCAATGATCTCAAGCGGATCATCGAGAAACACTTGAGAGATCTTCAGGACGCCGGAAAGGCCATCGAGGATTTCTATCGCGATTTTCCGGCGAAAGCAGAAAAGATCGCCGGGCCCGCATTTTTCGCTTATGCCACTGCCACGGTAGAAATGCTGGAGTTGGGACTTGCCGAAGGCGTTCTCGATCGATTCGCCGCCGACTACACCCGGAACATGGTCCTTCGCCACGTGATCAGGTCGAAGAAAAAGATACTCCAGGTGCTGAATTCCGCAGTGGGATCCGTTGCGGAAAATCTACTGGGAATACTCAACGAATGGGATGAGAACCGAGTCGGCCAGGTCACTCGCCATGAGGTTGTACAGGCGGGTGAGGCCTTCGCCCGACATGCGTATGAGAAAGCAGGTTTTGACAAATTTGAATGGAGAACCCTGGGAGAAAACTGCCCTCTGTGCGATCAGCTCGACGGAAAAGTCACATCGGGCCATTTTCTGAACCAGGATGACACGGTTGATCCTGATGACGGGGAGACCGCACCGCTGAGGGTTAATACTTCAATCAGCCATGCTCCGCTTCATGAAGGATGCGACTGCATGGTAGTCCCGGCCTAGAAAGGTAAAACCATGAAGACGAAAAAAAAGAGAGTCATTGATTGCAGAGTGTTTGACGTCGGTGAGCTCCGGGCAATCGCACCGGACGAGGACAAGTCTCCGAAGATCGTCGGGTATGCCGCCGTCTTCAATTCGCTGAGTGAAGATCTCGGCGGGTTCCGGGAGATTATCGAGCCCGGAGCGTTTCAGGAATCCATCAAGCGGGACGACATCAGAGCCTTGTTCAATCACAACAGCGATTTCGTTCTGGGAAGAAACAAGGCCGGCACCTTGAATCTCGAGGAGGATGAGAAGGGTCTGTCGTTTACGATCAATCCCCCGGGTACAACCTGGGCGAATGACCTCCTCGTGAGCATCGACCGCGGCGACATCTCGCAAATGTCATTCGGCTTTTTCGTCGAGTCCGATCGATGGGAAAAGAAGGACGGAGAAGTCATCCGCTACCTGGAAAAGGTCAACCTTCTGGAGATCAGCCCGGTTCCCTTCCCGGCCTATCCGGAAACAAGTGTTGATACCCGAAGCTTCGAGAAATTCCTGAAGGCAGAGCAGGAGTGGGAGGAAAAGCGAAAGCAGGAAGAACAAGCCAACGATAAAGACTCAGGCGAGTCGGAATCTCAGGAGAGTGACGACACCTTGCAGGGGCAGGGGCGAAGACGCCTGTTGAATCGGCGATTGCAGCTGGCTGAAATCGAATAACCCCAGCTGCGGATCATCGCCATTTTCACCTTTAGAAGGGCCGCCGGATTCGGCGGTTTTTTTATGTCTGAAAGGAAGGCAACATGTCACTGATCAAAGCGAAAGAACTACGCGAAAAACGCGCCAAGCTCATCAGTGAGGCGCGTGAAATCATCAACAGCAACGAGGAGCTGACGCCCGAGCAGGATGCCCAGGTCGACGAGATGCTTGCGGATGCTGAAAAGATCCGCGAGCAGTACGAGAAGATCGAACGAGATCACGACCGGAGGGAAAAGCTCGAAGCGGAATACTGGAGACTCAACGATTCCCAGGGAGTGAGAGCCGGAAGAGAATCGGAGATGGAGCCCGAAGAGCGTGCCGAAAGAGAAAATGCCGCGTTCCGGAACTATCTGCGTTACGGTTTCAGCGGTCTCGCCGAGGAGGAGCGTGAAATCATGATCGCCCGGCAGCAGAGTCTCGGCCAGGCGGCTGTCCGTGCTCTTGCAGCGGGCACCGATGCCTCCGGCGGATATACCGTGCCGGAAGGATTCTACAACACCCTGATGGAGGCGCAGCTCCAGTTCGGCGGAATGAGGCGGGCCCGAACGACCATCATCACGACCGATTCCGGGAATGATCTGCCGATGCCCACCGAAAACGACACCTCCAACACCGGAGAGATCATCGGTGAGAATCAGCAGCACAACGCTGCGGATCCGACCTTCGGAGTGGTGACCCTTGGGTCGTACCTGTACAGCTCGAAAATCGTGCGGGTTTCTGTCCAGCTACTGCAGGATTCCGCTTTCAACATCGACGACTACCTGGCGCGAAAGCTCGGCATCCGGATCGGTCGAATCACCAACACTCACTTCACGACCGGTGACGGTTCTTCGAAACCGTCGGGGGTGGTTACGGGTGCAACCTCCGGAGTTACCGCGGCCAGCGCGAGCACCATCGCGGACACCGAGTTGATCGACCTGGAACACTCGGTTGATGGAGCCTATCGCCAGAACGCGGAATTCATGATGCGGGACTCGACGCTGAAGGTCCTCAAGAAGCTGAAGGACGGTAACAGCCGTCTGCTGTGGGTTCCCGGGATCGCTCTGCGTCAGCCGGATACGATCCTCGGTTATCCGTTCATCGTGAACAACGATGTCGCCGCGATCGCAGCGTCGGCCAAGACGATCCTGTTCGGCGATTTCTCGACCTATCACATCCGCGACGTCCGCGGTGTCACGCTGCTTCGGCTGACCGAACGTTATGCCGATTATGCCCAGGTCGGATTCCTGGCATTCTCCCGGCATGACGGCGCCCTGGTCGATGCCGGTACGAACCCGATCAAGTATCTGACCATGGCTGCATCTTAATCCTACAACTGAAAGTTGAGCGGCTCTCATTCGGGAGCCGCTCGGCCTTTTCTGGGGAGAAACACCTTGAAAGTCAAATACTTAACCTCGATGGCCGGCCTGCATGTCTCCTATGAGCCCGGCAAGGTCTACGAGATCGAGAAGAAAGAAGCACTCCGGTTGCTTAAAGCCGGGTACGTTTCACCGGTCTCCGAATCCAAAGCCAAGACCCGAAGGACAGCCCGGTCCAGGAAGCCTGCCGAGTCTGAAAAGAGATGAGCATTCTCAGTGCGGCGGAAATCATCGGCGGTATTGAATCGATCACGGCTGTTGATGAAAAGATTCTACTGCTGCAGTTATCGGTGGAGGCTTTCGTCAAAAGGGTCACCGGGCGTGGATTTGAACAGGCCAATTACGCAAAATTCTATTCAATCAAGTCCGGGCAGCCGGAGATTCTCCTGGATGACTTTCCGGTAACGGAATTTGCCAGCCTGGAATACGTCACGAACCGGAATACAGACGGATCCGTGACCCTGGCGGAGTATGAAAAGAACACCTATGTCGTCGATCTTGACGCCGGAATTGTGACATCTCTTTCCGGCCCTTTCAAAGCCGGGCCGCAAGCCGTGAAGGCCACGTATACCGCAGGCTACACATCCACCCAGATTTCAGAAAACTCCGCCGATGAGATACGGATCCTGAAGGCCCTTTGCCTATCTATTCTGGCCCGCGAATACGGGTTGGCAAAGGACGACAAACGTCATCTACGGTCGATTTCCTTCGGCGATGAGTCCAGCAGTTATTGGGCCGGCCTGGACAAATATCAACGTGAGATGATCGACATTCTTAAAAAGAGAGGCAGGCAGATTTGAAAACAAGTGCGGGTCTCGGAAGCGGTGTCAAGGCGTCCATGCGCAAGGAGCTAATCGAAGCCGTTACCAAGGGGATGAAGATCATCAAGGATTCTGCGCAGCGGCATGAAGGATCTTCACTGAGAAGAAGAACCGGAACCGCTGCACGGGCGATCTGGTACAGCATCGATAAATCTTCGTCCCGAGGGATTTCTTCAACCCTGTCGACAGGTGGGGGAATATTAAATGTCTGGGAAGCAGGACGCAGATCTTATCTTGTACGACCCCGAAACAAGACAAGACTGAAGCTTCCCTGGGGCTTCCGGATGAGCGCTCGAATCCCGGCATCGGGCCCGAGGTCGGTTCTTCGGCCGGCGGTGAAAAGAAATCTGCCCAAGGTGGAAAAGTTTGTCTCCGAAGCCATGATCCGATCCTCAGTACACATTCTTACCCGAGACAGAAATGTCTAATAGCAAATATTGGCTGAATTATTCGGCCCTCATCTACACCAAGTCCCTGTTGCAGGAATTGATCACGGCAGGAACGATCGATGCCGTCACCCTGGATCCCACTACCTCCGAGTTCAAGTCCGCAGGGAAAATTGTTTACCTCTATCCGATGGGAAGTGAAGCCGATCTGAATTCTGATTTTCCGCCCCATGTCTCCGTGAGAGGAGCCATCGGGATGGTTGTCTGGGGAGGAAAATCGACAACCGAGGAAACCGTCCTGGCCCAGGAGCGGTTGGCCGCCGTACTTCGGGACAAGATTACCGAGGATGGAATCAATTCCGGCGGATACCTGGCTTTGGATCCGCCTGTTCAGGTAGAGAGCCTTTCCATCCTGGAGGAAACGATCGTCAGCCGGGAACGGGAAATCGCCGGAACCGTGATCAAACTGGAGTTTACGAGCCATGGATAAGGGAGACTATATCGGAGAGAAACCGAGGACCTACACCCTCACTCGACAACACAAATTCCGGCCCAAGAAAGAAAAGGAATTCACTGGTCTTCGCCGGATTTCTGTTGGTCGATTCGATCAAGATTTCACCTGGGATGTTCATGTCTACAGGGGAGTCTGTGAAGAGATCGCGCTCCGTGCCGAGGCGAGTGGGGAATTTTCGATAAGACTCGAGGGGATCAAGAAGACAGCCTCGAAGTAAACACGACACTTTCTAAAGACAGACCGGCGGGTCCGTGGGCCCGCCTTTTTGTTTCTCAGGAGAAAACAAAATGAGCCTAGAGCAACAGATATTCCTTTTACTGAATCTGGCCAGGCGGGAATCGGCTTATGGGGCGGAGATCACTCCCCGTTCGGCCTGGTATCAGTTCAACGGTCCAGGCCTGATGCAGTTCAGCCAGGAGGCCTACAGCGACATCGAGGAGATCAACGGTACCCAGTACGAGAAGTCCAGTACCGTCGTCAAGAAGACGACCAAAGGAACGATTTCTTTCCGGATCTCCCCAGAGTTTCCGGATCTCCCCAGAGTTGTTTCCATATTTTCTCGGCGCCATGATGGCGAATCTTTCGACAGCCGGAACGACGAACTATATCCATACGATCACCGCCCCGGGCGCCGGGACAAATCAGCCCTGGTCGATCGGGGTCACTCAGGCACAGGACCGGTCAGATTCAAACTCCATTGCCGGCTACGATGGCTTGGTTCCTAACAGTATTGAGTTTTCGATCGATGACGCCGGTATGATCATTTGTACGGTGGAGCTCTTAGGAGACGGATCCGAAACGGATAAATCCGCCACGTCGCCGCCGGCGCTCAATACGATTCTCGCCGGCACTCCGCTTCTTAAGAAGGACCTGAAAGTTTACCTGGACGCCGTAGACGGGTCAACAGATATCACGACCCAGTTCCGCCGGCTGAATTTCCGGATCAATGCGAACATCCAGCAGATCTGGACGCCGGCAAGCGGTGAGAAAGTCGGCGAGGTCTATTACGGCAGCGGTGCGAATCCGTCCGTTGAGTGCGAATTGATTCTCAAAGGCCGGCGAGGCGGCACCTTCTACAACTACTATTCGCAGCAGACGGGCTTGGTTCTCAAGGCGAATCTGATCGACACCGACGACTAGACAGGGCCGATCGTGAGAATGCCGTTTATTTTTCAGTACGATACTGCGGAAGCGACTCCCTGGACCTGGGAGATCGGGAATGCGATATCGTCGTATCTGGCGACGTCCTGAAGCTGATTGACTTTGCCGTCGGGTGCGCTAATATTCCTTGTAACAGGAGGTAATCCAGATGGCTTTCCTAAGTATCAATGAGGTCTATAGCGAGTTAGATGATTTAACCAAGCGTCGGCTTACTCCGGCTGCCAAGGATGTCCTTGCGAGTATCCTTGTTGAATCTTTTACACTTAGAGAGGATGAGTGGCTCAGGAAAACCCAAAGGCTTGCTCCGCACGAAGTCACAAGGAGTGACGTCATAATCGAATTGCGGGATGTATTTCGACGCCTTGATTTACCTTATGGGGAAATAGATTCACTAACTTTGTTAAGAACCATCCATGAGAAATGGTGCAGAGTGTGGCCGTTTTGCAAGTAGAAAACAGTGATAGACAGTTTAAATCAGTCGATCTCGCATTGGAGTGGTCCAAGCAAGTCATGGCTCTTGCGACAGGTTCCCTAGTTTTATCGGTCACGTTTGTGAAGGACTTATTCAATGGCAGGATTGAATGGGCCTCAATGCTCATAATTACTTGGATTCTTCTGGTTTTGTGCATACTCTCCGGATTTGTTTTCCTTGGTGCTCTCTGTTCCATGATCGATAACAGTGACAGGAAGATCTCTATCTACGAGTCCCCTGTTCAATGGATGGCTCTTATCCATTTTGGGTTCTTTGTGACTGCACTAGTCGTCTTCGCAATCTTTGCAATTTTGAATCTCAATCGATTGAATTGAATCCCTCCTTTGCCGGGCGCATCTGACCTCCTTCGGCTGCCGTCCGGGGCTTTGCCTCTTGAGCCTCTCCTTATCAAGGGCACGTTCGTAAATCCAACCACACTTACCTCGAAAAGGAGAAGACTATGCCCTGTAATCTAAAATCAATCCCCACTGAAATCCCGATTCGTCTCGACTATCTTTTCCTGCCGGAAGACGAGCGTCCGGTGCATTATTTCCCGCGAATCACCTATATGCAGGCCCGGGAAATGCTGAAGACGTTGACGAAAGACGGGGAGATGACCGGGGACGAACGCACTTTTAAATGGTGGTCCTCCCTTGTGTTGGATAAGACCAAGGATTCCTACGAGGGACTCGGCAAAGACTGGAAGCAGGAACTATGGGATGACCCCGAGGGACAATGGCACATCATTCATGCCATGCGGGGGTTGGCTCAGTCGATGGTGCCGCAAAGTTTTTTACCCGGTTAGCGGAGTATTACCGCGCTCAACTGCACCGCTGGGACCGGTTCCTGGACCAGAGGCTTGAGAACCTCCAA